GGTTGCCGGGCCCCGACTATTCGGCAGTCTGAGCGCTCAAATCCAGCCTAAACAGGGCTAAAGAGGGGCCTAAACAGCGCCTCAAATCATCGAGGGCGACGTGGATGCTGCGATTTCAGGCGAGATTGTCTCAAAAGGACGCTTCGCCGAACTGCGGAACGTCTCGCCTGGCCGGGTCTCGCAATGGATTTCGGAAGGCAAGATCAAACCGAACGCGCTGGTAGGCGAGGGACGCAACGCCAAGATCGACGTTGCGGTCGCAACCCTGCAGCTGCGCGGATCCCTCGATGTCAGCCAGAGCGCCGGCAACGGCCTCGGTACCAACCTCGATCTGCCGGCACCGGCCGCTGCACCGGTAGCTGAAGCCGCAAAGCCTGCCGAACCGCCGCCCGTTGCGGATCTGATCGCCGAACAGATCAAGCAGGAGAAGCTCGCCCAGCTCCGCCGCGCCAACCGCCAGCGAGCGGAAGAGGAAGCGGCGCGATCGGGTCGCTATATCGAAACAGCAGATGCGGTCCGCCAGCTCGGCACCATCGCCTCGCAGATGATGTCGATGGTCGAGGGCTCGCTCACCGAGCTTGCCACCGCTATCTCGGCCAAGTTCGAGATCCCGCAGCGGGACGTGCTGCATCTATTGCGGGCCGAGTTTCGCAAGGTCCGCGCGTCGGGTGCCAAGATGTTTCGCGACAAGGCGCTGGAGTTGCCGGCCTCGATTGAAGCCGAGCTCGACCAAGTGGATGGAGAGGATTGATGCGCATCGTTGTCCAAGACCATGATGGAAGCGAAATGTTTTCGTACGACACGGACAAGGAAACGATGTGCCTATGTCCGGCCCGCGCTGAAAAGCCACTCGTGATCGAGGCCCTGGCTGAGGCCGCCCGCTTCCTGAGAGAGCCGCCGCCGCTCGCAGCCTGATGGGGATCAATCTCGCCAACGCCGAACGCCTAGCCATGGAAGCCCTGGCGCGTGTGTTCGAACCACCGCCGCCGGTCGACTATCTGGCCTGGGCGCAAGACAACATCGTGTTCTCCGAACGCGAGAGCCCGTTCCCCGGCCCGTTCAATGTTTCGCTGTTTCCGCATGTGCCGGAGATCCTCAAAGCCCTTTCGCCGGACGATCCCTGCCGCGTCGTGACGCTGGAGGGTTCGGCCCAGATCGGCAAGACCGCGATCGCCAATATCTTTCTCGGCGGGTCGATGGCGATGGACCCCTGCGATTTTCTGGTTGTCCATCCAACCGACGACAATGCCAGCCGCTGGTCGAAGCTGAAGCTGTCGCCGCTGCTGAAGGGCACGGCCGTTCTTCGCGGGTTGTTTCCGGAAAAATCCCGCGACGGCTCCAACAGCGTCTTGCTGAAGGAACACCGCGACGGTCTCGGCGCCATCCTGATCTCAGGCGCCAACTCGCCGTCGTCGCTTTCGCAAGTCTCGATGCGCCGCCAGGTGCAGGACGATCTTTCAAAATGGGAGATGAACGCCGCGGGCGATCCGGAGTCGCAGTCCGACAGCCGATCCCGAGCGCACGAATTTGCGAAGATCCTGAAAGCCTCGACGCCACTGATCCTGCCGGGCTGCCGGATCAGCAAGAGCTTCGAGGCCGGAAGCCAGGAATATCCTTACGTCCCGTGCCCGCATTGCGACGAGATGCAGATTCTCGAATGGGAGAACATGCATGCCGCGCTCGATCCCGACAAACCGGAAGAGGCTCACTTCACTTGCACCGCCTGCGGCGCATCGATCGAGGAGCATCATCGCCGCCAGATGTTTGCGAGCCTCGAATTCCGCACCCACAATCCCGCAGCGCGCCGCGAGCATCGTTCATTCTGGATCTGGTCGGCCTATTCGTTTCTGCAATCGTTCGAGCGCATCGCGCGGGAATGGCTGAAGGCCAAGGGCGATCCCGCCGCCGAGCAGACCTTCCTCAACGACACCGCGGGGCAGCCCTACAAGGCCGCCAGCGAAGCGCCGCCCTGGGAGAAGCTGCGCGACCGGGCGTCGCAGTCCGACTATGTCAGGGGCAAGATTCCAGCCGGCGCGTTGCTGCTGTTTTTCGGCTTCGACTGTCAGCACGATCGGGTCGAGGGCCAGCTGGTCGCCTTCGGCCGCGACCACCGCCGCTTCGTCATCGATTATTTCGTCGTTCCCGGCCATATCTCGGACGCGACCTGCCAGGACCGATTGTCCGCACTGCTCGATCAGACCTGGCTCAACGCGTCAGGGCAGAAAATCGGCGTCGACCTCTCCGCCATCGACGGCAACGCCTGGACAGAGGACGTCTGGGACTTCGCCAAGAAACATCCGGCCTCGAAACTGATCATGGTTCGCGGCCTCGGATCGGATTCGGCGCCGTTGTTGGCAAGAGTACGCAAGGAGCGCAACCAGCGTACCGGCCGGCTGCTGAAATATTCGAAGAGGTTCTACAATTTCGGCACGTCCGTCGTGAAAATGGCGCTGTACCGCAATTTAACCAAGGAAGATCCGCTATCGCAGGGCCACGTCGCGTTTCCGAGCGGGCTTGATGACGAATATTTCCGGCAATTGACCGCCGAGCGCCGCACGCCAGAGAAGCGACACGGCTTTATCGTCTATCGCTGGACCAAGGACGAGACGCAGGCCAACGAAGGCCTCGATACCATGATGTATGCGGAGGCCGCGGCCGTGAAGTATGGCGTGCGCGGCCTTCCGGATGCGATCTGGGCCCGGTTCGAGGCCGAACGCGAGACGCCGCCGAAGGATCTGCAGCCCGAATTGTTCGACGTTCCGTTGTTCGCCACACCTTCAACACCTGAAGGGTCGCCACAGCGCAAACCGCCGCAACAGCCAGCGACGACAGCACCAAAATTCACCCGGTCGAGCACGCGCTCCGGCTTCATGGATTGAAGGAAAGTCCCATGCTTACTTATGCAGAGATGGAAACGACACTTGCGCGTGCTCACGGTGCTGACGAAGGCGTTCAGCGCAACGCGTTTCGAGGGTGCCTCAAGCATTTGTTGCGTCTCGGCATCCCGTTGAACTGTTCGCCTGGCAAGGGCGCGAAAATCTCTTACAGCAGCAACCATCTGTGGCAGTTGGCGTTCTGCTTAGAGATGGAACAGTGCGGCATTGCTCCGACAGCTATTGCGCGGCTGATCCATGAAAGCTGGATGTCGAGCATTGGTCCAAGGCTCCGCGACTCTATCGTGGGTTTTGAGAACGAGCTTTTCTGCATTGTTTACCCAAAGCTGATGTCCGCGTCGTTCAATGACGACGTCGCGCCGCTTCTTTTTGATTTTTTAAACCGTAAAAGCACGGGGTTTCTTGAACTATTGCTGAATTCGCGTGGTCGAGCCATCGCGATTAACCTGTCGGCGATTGGACGTCTCACACATACGATGTCGGGCATCTCCGATATTGCATCTGACGTGCCTGATGGTTGGGCGGAGATAGCCACAGCGAATTCGCGCGCGCTGGCGCAGGATGTCTTGAATCCTTCTCCGGTAGCATCCCGATCTGTCATCGAGCGCAACCGACATGCTTACGCGCTCGCCGGTGTCGATTTCGATGCCCGCTGATCTGCCAACACTGCAAGGCCGGCTCGACGCGCTGAAGCTGGCGATCGCCAACGGGCGCCAGTCGGTCAGCTATGCCGGCCGCACCACGGTCTACCGCTCTGTCGCCGATCTGCAGGCCGCGATCAAGGATGTGGAGTCGGACATGGCGGCGCTGAACGGCACCTCTGTGCTGCGCACCTACCGCTTTCATTCGCACAAGGACCTTTGATCGATGCTGGGACGGTTCGGACGCGCTGCCAGCGCGCTCGCCGGCACGTTCGCCGGCATGTGGAGCGGTGGCCACGGTTCGCATGACGGCATCGGTCTCGAGGCCGGCCGCATGGGGCGCCGGCTCGGCAGCTGGATTCCGTCGCGCGTCCACGTCAACACCCTGATCAACCAGTCCGGGCCGAACACGCTGGCACGGGCAAGATTTCTGGCCCGCAACAACGGCTACGCCTTCAGCGCGGTCGAGTGTTTCTCCTCCAACCTGGTCGGCGCCGGCATCACGCCGAGCTGGAAATCGCCGCTGCCGGTGCCGGAGCTCGACAACGACGCTTCGGAAGAACAAATTGGCGCGGCGAAGAAGGCCGCTAAAGGTGCCGCGGCGCAGAAGAAGGGCGTCCATGAATTATGGGCGCGCTGGACCGACGAGGCCGACGCCGAGGGCATCACCGATTTCTATGGCCTGCAGAAGCGCATCGCGCGCGAATTGTTCATCGCCGGCGAGATCTTCATCCGGCTTCGTCCGCGAAGACTATCCGATGGTCTTTCGATTCCGCTGCAGCTCGAACTCTATCCCTCCGAGCAGCTGCCGCTGTGGCTGACCATGCCGCTCAACAACGGCAACTGGATTCGCCAGGGCATCGAATTCGACAAGATCGGCCGGCGCGTCGCCTATCATTTCTGGAAGGTCAATCCCGGCGACATCACGCTGGCGCCGAAGTTCGGCGAGCGGGTCCGGATCCCGGCCAGCCAGATCCTGCATGTGTTTGATCCTTTGGAGGGCGGCCAGATCAGGGGCCTGTCGCGGCTGACGCCGGCGATCATCACGCTGTGGATGCTCGATCTCTATGACGACGCCGAGCTGGAGCGCAAGAAGACCGCGGCGCTGTTCTCGGTGTTCATTACCCGCCCCGACCCGGACGGCGAATTCTTCGACAACGAAAAGAAAAAGGTCGATCCCTCTGATGGTGCCGCCAGCGTCAAACTCGAGCCCGGCTCGGCGCATGTGCTGCTGCCGGGGGAGGATTTCGGCGTCGCCGCGCCGGCCGATAGCGGCAATTCATATGAGCCGTTTCAGTACCGCACCCTGGCGCGCGTCTGCGCTGCGCTTGGGTTGCCTTATGCCGGCGTCACGGGCGACATGGTGAAGGCCAATTACGGAAACCAGCGCGCCGCGATGATCGAGGCGCGACGCCGCGCCGAGGCCATTCAGCACAACATCATGGTCTATCAGTTCTGCCGGCCGATCTTCCGCGCCTTCATGGATTCGGCGCATATCGCCGGCTCCCTCGATTTCGACGGCTATGCCGACAATCCCGGCGACTACCTCAACATGAACTGGATCCCGCCGCGCTGGATGTGGATCGATCCCCTCAAAGATCGCCAGGCCGAGATTCTGGCGGTCGACGCCGGCTTCAAGGCGCGCTCGATGGTGATCGAGGAAGAGGGCTCCGACGCCGCCGAGGTCGACCAGCGCATCGCCGAAGACAATGCGCGGGCCGAGCGGCTCGGCATCACATTCTCCGGCGTCCAGAGCCTGCGCCAGATCCTGGCGGCGCCCCCGCCGGACAATGGCGACGCGCAGCCCGCCGAAAACGAACCTCCGGCCGCGCCGGACAACAACCAGCCGGCGCAGCAACCGCAGCGGGTCAAGAAGACCGCTCCTCCGAAACCGACGCCACCAAAGGCCGCGAACCCCAATGCCCGTAGCCTATCCCCATATCGCTGAACGGCTGTTCGGCCACGCGCATGCGATCGAGCCGACGGCGCTGCGCGCCATCATCGAGGGCCCGGTCGGCCGTCGCGTGCTGGCCGGCGAGCGGATCGAGATCGACAAGGATGGCAGGAAGGCCGCCAAGGCTCGCCGCGGCCGCGCCCTGGCGATGGTCGAGGCCGAACAGATCCGCGGCCGCGACGGGATGTCGGAATATGTCCTGACCAATGACGGCGTCGCAATCCTGTCGATCGCCGGCGCGCTGTCAAAACGCTTCGACTGGCTGGCGGCGGCCTGCGGCTTTGCCACCTATGAGGCGCTCGGCGCTTCGCTCAACGCCGCGCTCGCGGATTTCCGCGTCAAGGCGATTCTGTTCGATGTCGACAGCCCGGGAGGTCAGGTCGACGGCATGCTCGATCTGGCCGATCAGATCCTGGCGGCGCGGAGCAAGATGCCGGTCTGGGCCGTTGCCAATTCGGTCGCCGCAAGCGCCGCCTACGCGCTCGCCGGCTCCGCCGAAAAGCTCTATCTGCCGCGGCTGGCGCAGGTCGGCTCGATCGGCGCGGTCATGATGCATATCGATCAATCCGCGCAGGATCAGGCCCGCGGCCTGAAATACAGCGCGATTTTTTCCGGTAGCCGCAAGATCGACGGCTGGGATCACGCCTCGTTATCCAGCGAGGCGCGCGCGGCGATGCAGGGCCGGGTCGACCATTGCCGCCAGGCACTGGCCGACCTGGTCGGGCGCCAGGGCCGCATCAGCGCCAAGGATGCACTAGGCACAGAAGCCGCGGTTTATTCCGACACCGATGCCGTGAAGGCCGGCCTCGCCGACGGAATCCAGACCTTCGACGCGACCCTTGCGGCACTGACTCAGCAGATTTCGAAAAATTCCTCAACCCAGATATCGGCCTCGGCCGCCAACCAAGGAGCGTCTGCCATGACGACACAGAAGGATCAGTTACTCAGCGGTGCCTCGCCGACGGCTCTTGTGGCCGGCCAGACCGCTGGAGCATCCGGCGATACGGCTGCCGCTGCCGCCGAGACAGCCGCGGCGGCCGTGACGGAATCGGCCACCTCCGCGGCAAAGCCGGCCGCAGGCGAAAAGTGCCAGACCTGCGGGCAGATGATGCCCGACGATAACGATGGCGATGAGCCGGATCCGAATTCCGCCGCCTCTTCATCCGCTGCCGCGGCCGCCGCGGGCTATACCGTCGAGATGGCGATGGAGACCATGGAGCTTTGCGCGATCGCCAAGCGCCCGGTGGCGGAAGCCAAGGCCTTCGTCGCGTCCAAGACGCCGATCGCTGGCGTCCGCTCCGCGCTGGCCGCCAAGGCCGCCGCGGAAGCCGATGCGCTGGCGGTCGACGCCACGGCGCGCCCGGCAGGGACCGCCGAGCAGGATGTCGCGGCGGCCTGGGATCAGGTCGTGACCGAACAGAACGCCAAGCTTCCGCAGAACACCAAGCGTTAGTCGTCATTTTTGTTGCTACAGCCGACGGCCGTCCGACGACGGAGCCGACGCTGCTGAACGCGATTCCGTCGTCTTCAACACGGTCACCAAAGGAGCTTTCCGATGCCCACAGGTATTGTCCAGACTGAATCCCGTCATCCCGGCGCCTTCATGGTTTCCGAGGCCAATGTTCGACGCTCGCGCGACACGTTCGTCGTGGCCTTGAGCCAGACCATCGTCGCCGGCCAGGTATGCGGCAAGACCGCCGTCATCGCCGGTGCCACTTCGAGTGTCGCGGCGGATGCCGGCAATACCGGCAACGGCGTCTTCACGCTCGATGTCACCACGCCGGTGCTGGCCGGTGCCAAGGATGGCATCTATCGCGTCGTCAACGATCTGGTCGCCGCCAATTCCGGCGAATTCATCGTGTTCGATCCGGACAATATCGAGATCGGCCGGGTTGCCGTGGGCGCTACCTTCTCCAACCAGATCAAGTTCGTGGTAGCCGACGGCGCCACCGACTTCACGATCGGCGACGCCTTCTCGGTTACGGTTGGTCTGGAAGAGACCGACTACCAGATGACCGCGCTTGTTTTGTCGAACACCGACGGCAGCCAGCGCGTCGCCGGCATCAGCTGGAGCAACATCACCACCGACGGCTCGAACCTTCAGTCCGGCGTGTTCATCACCCGTCAGGCCGAAGTCCGCGGCGTCGACCTGGTCTGGCCCGCTGGTATCACTGCCGCCCAGCTCGCCGAGGGCCTCCGCGCCCTGGAGAAGCTCGGCATCATCGTTCGCTGACGTAACCGCATCACCCTTTAACCTCGCGTCGGCGCGCAATCGTCCGACCACTTTCGGGAGTTTCCTGCAATGATCACTATGGACGCATTCCGCGCAGACGCGTTTTCCGCCGTCTCGCTCACCCAGGCCGTCGACAAGCTGGGTTACGTGCCGCAATACCTCGGCACCATCCCGGGCCTGTTCACGCCGGCGCCGGTCCGCACCACCGCGGTCTGGATCGAGGAGCGCTCCAACGCTCCGGCCCTGATCCAGACCACCGATCGCGCTTCGCCGCCGAAGGTGCGTGGTGCCGAACAGCGCGGCGCGCGATCCTTCAAGACCAAGACCCTCGGCGAGGGCTCGCGCATCATGGCGGACGAGCTGCAGAACATCCGCGCCTTCGGCACCGAAACCGAGATGAAGACGCTGATGACCGAGCTCGCCCGCCGGCAGCTCCTGATCAAGAACGACATCGAACTCACCATGGAAAATTGGCGGCTCGGCGTCATCCAGGGCAAGCTGCTGGATGCCGACGGTTCCACGATCTATGACTGGAACGCGGAGTTCAGCCAGTCGCAGGGTTCCGAAGTCAATTGGGACCTGCAGAACACGTCTCCCGCTTCCGGCATCCTACGCCAGACCTGCAACACCACGGTGCGGCATATCACCCGCAAGCTGCTGGGCGTCGGAGGTTCGAACATCAAGATCATGGCGGCCTGCGGCGACAAGTTCTGGGATGCCTTCACCTCGCATCCCGAAGTGCGCCAGACCTACCTCAACTGGATGGCAGCCGCCGACCTACGCACCGGGAATGCCTGGGAGACCTTCGACTTCGGCAACATCACCTGGTTCAACTATCGCTCGACCGACGATGGCGACACCACGGACACGCCTGTCGTCGGCATTCCCTCGACCCGCGCAAAGTTCTTCCCCGTAGGCGCTGGTATCTTCCAGATGGCCTATGCGCCGGCGCCGCGCTTTGAGTTCGCCAACACCCTGGGCATGCCGACCTATTCCTGGATGGTGCTCGACGAGAAGCGCGACATGTGGGCGGACTGCGAGACCTTCTCCTATCCGCTCGCGGTCTGCACCATGCCGGGCGCTCTTCTGAGCGGCAAGCGCACCAGCGCCGACTGATCACCTCACTGAACAAGTATGACCCCGCGCGGTACGCCGCGCGGGTCTATCGCCAGAGATTGTCGAAAATGAAAAAGAACAAGAAGGCGACGACGCTTTTTTCGGAACCGGTGAAGCGATCGGAGACGGGGAATTTCCGCATGCGTCTTGCGGCCGGAAAATACGCGATCAACGCCACCGAGGCCGAGGTCCATCTCGACGGCGCGCGCATTGCCGGCGGGGATGGCAGTTTCGAATTCGATATCGCCCGGGAAGCCTGGGTCGAGATCCACATCGTCAGGAGCTAGATAAATGGCAACGCTTTGGGTTACCGAATTCGACCAGGTCAGCTCCGCATTCGGTGCGCTAGCCGCGGCAAAGCTTCCGCCGGTCGCCGAGCAGAAGGTAGCGTTTGGCACCCCGACGGCCGCGCTGGGCGCGACGACCGTGATGGTGCGCCTGCGGGCCGACGCCTCATGCTCGGTGCACGTCAGCGACGCCGGCGATGCTGCTACCACCACCATGACGCCCTTGGATGCGAATGAGCCGGAATATTTTCTGGTGGCTGCCGGCAAGAAGATCAACGCGATCGCGAACCCGTAAAGATCATGCCTCGGATCGGTAAACTCGGCGCTGGCGTAGGCCGCCTCGGTCTCCTTGGGGGAGCGGGAACGCCCACGCCTGCCTCAAACGATAACCTGTCGCTCAACTTCAACGTCGCCGCATCATTCTTATCCTACTTCATGGGGTTTTTCTAAATGACCGGATCAATCTCAACACGTCCAGTTCTTGATGGTTCCGGCGCGCTATTGCCGCTCGGCGGTCGTTTCTTTGATGTAAGCGGCATCGGAGCAGGCCCGTGGGTGCCGGTTTCATTGCTCTATGATCCGGTCAGCGGTGCTTTCGGCACGATCAAGGCCGCATCAACCGCTCCTGTTGCCGCCGATACTGCCGTCGTCGTTGCCGTCTCTCCAAATGGCTTAGTCCCCGTTGGACAAGCTCTTTCGGTGGCATCGACCCCGGTAGTGATCGCATCGGACCAAACTGCTGTCCCGATCAAACCCGGATCGACCGAAACGGCTGCAACAGGCGTCACGATAGGCACGTCTGGTGTCGGGTATCTCGGATGGCTTTCGAGTATTGCGAAGCTGCTTTCGAACAGCCTGACAGCGGCGGTGACGGGCGCGGTCAATCTTGTGGCTGCCACCACTGGCGGCCTCACTGAGACCGGCATCATCACCACGGCTGCGGCGAACGTAGGCTTCGTCAAGGCGAGTGCCGGACAACTCTACAAGGTCGAGGTTAGCAACAGTTCGGCGAGCTGGGTTTACCTGAAACTCTACAACTCGGCCAGTGCCCCGACCGCGGGCGCGGGAACGCCGCAGCGCCGCATCGGCGTCCCGCCGAGCAGCACCTTGCTCACTACAACCGATATTGGGGGCGTTTATTCGACGGGCATCGGCTACGCGATCACGGGTGGCACAGCGGATACGGACATGACCGCTATCGCTGCGGGCATCCTCGTCAACTTCCTCTATAAGTGAGCCGGGTAAATGGCAAATAGGTTTTGGGTTGGCGGGACCGCAACATGGGACGGTACGACTACAGCGAATTGGTCAACGACTTCTGGCGGGGGTAGTGGCGCTTCCGTTCCGGGGACAGCAGACGTTGCTGTGTTCGATGGAGGGTCCGGGGCCGCTGTTGTCACGGTAGCCGCAAGCATCGGTGGCACCAACACTCTTTCCGGAATTACACTCACAGGGACGGGTGGTTTCGCAGGTACGCTGGATTTCAGTGTTAATAATCCCAGTTTGACGATGGCGTCGTTCAGCGTCACTGGCACGGCTGCACGGACGGTAAATCTTGGAACTGGCACGTTCACACTAACAGGTATCAACGGGAACATCTGGGATGCAACAGTTGTAACAGGCCCTCTTACTTTAAGTGCCGGGTCAGCCACTTTAGTTGCTTCCAACACCACTCCGAATGCACCACGCACATTCGTACTGGGCGGTCAAATCTATGGAACGATTTCGGTCGGAGCGGTAACAAATTCAGAAACGATTGTATTCACTACGGGAACCGTTGGTACGCTCAACATAACGGCACCGCAGAATTTGAATGTCACAGGGGGTAATACGCTAACGGTAACAAACCCATTTAATTGGGTTGGAACTAGCGGTTCGCAAATAGGAGTGATGTCGAATGCAGTCAATGTTTTGGCTGCTATTTCGGTAGCGTCGGGTGCTCCCACAATTGCATGGGCTGCGGTGAGGGCTTTAACTTTTACCGGTGGAGCAACATTCACCGCTTCCAATTCATTCGATTTGAAATCCAATTCTGGAATATCCATAACCCCGCCCTCGGGTGGTGCCGGCGGCGGAGTCTTTGGCTCATGACGGTAGGTCTGCTAAATCTAGCACGCTCTGCGGCTATTCCGCGCGACGCCAACGGATGGTCAATTTTTACGCCCGCTCCGAGTACAAAGATCATTTATGTCGCTGCCCCCGGCAGCGGTGGTTCTGACAGCAACGACGGATTGACGACCTCAACGCCCGTCACCACGCTGGCGCATGCAAAAACATTGATGCGAGGCCAAGGCTTTTCCGATTGGGTTCTTCTCAACAAGGGCGATACTTGGAACGAAGCTTTCGGTAATACGACAGTCGCGGGGCCGTCTGCCGGATGGTATTCGATGTTTGGTTCCTACGGAGCCGCCACTGGCCGGCCCAAGCTGAACTGCGGGAATTCCGCAGGTCTTTTCTTCGCCTCGCTGAACGGCGCGAATGTGGTGATAAACGGCCTCGATATTTATTGCGATGTCAATGATCCGGCAAGCGCGACCTACACAGCCCCGATTGCCATAAGCGCAGGAGCCCTGTCGGGCACTAGTGTGTTGACGTTTGCCTCACCACTTCCTTTGACAGTCCAGACCGGAATATCCGTCTACAATCTGACAACCGTCGCGGCAATTAGCAATACCAGCAACACTACTGCGACGGTTTCCGGCGATCGTCTGTCTCTCACCATCAGCACGCCACTTGCTGCAAATGTGTCCACCGGCGATTTGATCGAGTTTCATTGCGATGCGACCGGAATCGACGCACTTGGCAAGACGACTTTTCTCCATGTCGAAGATTGCAAACTCAGTTTTTGGCATAACGACGGCATCAATATCAGCACCAATGGCGTCGACTGGCCTTTTAAGAACTACAACATTCGTCGTTGCGTAATTGTCGATGGCACTAGAAACACGCAGGGGTGCATTGTTCAAGATAATGCTTTGACCGTGACTCCTTTGACCAATCTTCCAACCAATTTGATCGAAGATTGTTTTTTCGATCACAACGGTTGGCAGCAGCAGGATAATTCGAATCCTCTAAGCCCGACGCTGATTGCTTCAGGAGGCACCGTATTTTGCCACGATGTGTATATGCACGATCTTTCTGGCAGCCTGACCCTTCAAAACAATATCTTAGCTAATCCGTCTTTGAGTGGCGTCCAGCATCGCTCGAACGGCGTCGCATACAATAACGCGTTTATTCGCTGTCCAGTAGGGCTTAGTGTAGGGGGCGCTACTGGAATGACAGCGGCAAGTTATAATACTTTTTCCGAAACCTGTGAAACCAAATTAACCATTCGAGCTACCAGCGCGATTACGAGTGCCGCTGGCGGAACACCAAATGTTTTAAACTTCGACTTGGTTCCAGCTATGATTCCGGTAAGCGGTTGTAGAGTACGTAACCTTACAAACCCTTCTTCGATCTCGACGGCCAGTCCGCCCCTGGTAACGGGAAAAACCGCGACGACTGTTACCATTTTTTCTAATGTTCTATCCGACGTACAGGCCGGGGATGTCATCTGTTTCTTCACAGAGGAAGGAGCAAGTGCGAACCTTGGGTCTAATTCGGACCTCTATTTGCCTCTCGGACAAGGGGCTTGTGAGTTTGGCCCGCACAACGTTCTTTGTGCTCCGGCCACATGGGGCATCTTCAACGGGAGAGGGATTACCAACACCTTTATGACCGCCTTCGCGCCATCAAATGTTCACGACAATTGGCTTATTGGTCAGTTCTACAGCATTCAAGATAACGCCACCATCACGGGCGCGGTCTCCGACGCCAACGGAACCAAAGTAACCGTTCAAGCCACATCTAGTTCGGGCACTGCTGGGGCGTTTCTAGCTGGCCAGCCGATCACGATCTCGGGCATCACGTCGGGAACCACCGAACTAAACGGGACGTGGACAATCTTATCGGTTCCAGATACCTCTCACATCGTCATTCCGGTGACGTTCGTACACACTTTCGTCGCGCCATCGATCGGAAATGTCGGGGTGTTTAACGGAGGAAACGTCTACACCAGCAACCACCAGGTTAATCCGGTCCATGCCAATCCGTTCACGGCGGGGATTGCGGCCCCGGCGACGTTCACCCTGGCCGGCACACCAACGGTCCCGGCTTATATGGCTTCGATTGGAGCCACGGCCACCACAGAGGCATTCCTAGCTGCGTGCCGACTTCAGAGCAAGGATACGTGGGATGTGCGCTACACGGCTAACGCCTTGAACAATTACCTACGCGCGCAGACGAACGCGGCTATCCCGCTTCAGTAACGCAGAAAATATCCATCTTTTAAATCTAACGTCGATAAGTTCGTATGCTACAGCCGCCACGACGAATGCGGAAGCTAACAAAAACGCTGGACTGATGAATCCAAAAACCTTGTAGCAGAGAACGAACACGGGAAGTTGCAACAGATAGAGCGAGTAAGAAATGTCGCCGAGGCGATCCAAAATTTCGGATGATCGAAGCTTTCCGGATCGCGACAAAAGAACCACCGAAAAAGAGAGAACGAACGTCACCACGGCCAACGGCTCGTTGTTGATGGGTGAAAACCAAACCAGCAGAGATCCCATTAACAGCAAGATTGCGGCAAGCAAGTTGTCTCTGTTAAAATAGAGGATAAAACCGGTGGCGAATGGCCAGAAGTATTTCACGACATTGGCCTTGAGAGCCATAGTGTAAATCCATCCTCCATCAAACTTAATCGGCATCAGATAGAACGTGGCCGAAATGACCATCAATGCTGCTAATGTCAACAACGAAGCGCGCTTCAAAAATGGCGATGCGAGATAGAAAGCCGATTCGACGGCAAGCGACCAAACGACTCCGTTGAAAGCCACGCTCTTTACCACAAACATCTGAAGCATAAGAATGTTTCCGATGGCAGTCGCCGCTCCCCTGGCTTCAAGTTCGTACATTGGTAATTGAAAGTTACCTAGCCACACTTCCAGAACAATCCCGGAGAGCACAGCGAAAAAATACATTGGGTAAATTCGTTTAAATCGCCGAAAATAAAATCCAGATTCGTCTCTATCCAGCGAAGCTGCGATGGAAAATCCGGAGACTAAGAGAAATCCGACGACCGCCGCTTTGCCACCAAACATCTCAAGTCCGGTCGAGATCGCGTCACGTTTGAACCAAACCAAATGCGCCCCGCAGACAATGGTCGCTAGGGTAATTCGGAGGCCGGCTAACAGGCTCCAATTAATTTCGTTAGGCATCCCGCCACGCTACTCCACGTTGCCATCCCCGCCTAGCCCAACTTCGGTCTTGACAGCCTGAAATCCTCACTCCCTCAGGGGGAGCGGGAAACCCTTTCGTCCGAACGGACACTTGAACAATGACCTATGCCTCCGATACCGCCCAGGCCGTTGTCGACGACACCTATGCGGAATTCGGGCGCGCGGCGACCTTTACGCCCTCAGGGGGATCGCTAGTCCCGTGCACCATTATCGTCGACCTTCGCGACGAAGGCTCTCGGCCTGACGATGGAAGACCGATCGCGGGGCAGATCACGATCGAGGTTCGCGCCAGTGAAATCGCTTCACCCGCCCATGGCGATAGCTTTGCGTTTGATACCCGTACCGTCACCGTGATGAACCGCCCGATGCTCGACGAGGAAGAGGGCCTGGTCTGGAAGATGTGGGCGACATGATCAGCGCGGATTTGATGGCCCCGATCGACATCGACCTGCTGCTGGCCGACGGATTGTCGCCGGAGGCACAGAGTGCCGCCATCGCCGATTTTGCACAAAGCGTGCTGGACGAGGCGATCGCGATCGATACCGAGGCGCTCGGCGAGGCGCCGGAACATCAGACCATCGTCGACGGCGTCCTGGGCGCAGCGCTGGACAGTGTCCGTCCGGACGGCACCATCGTCTTTCAGTTCGATCTGGCAGGCGAGGTGGTGGCCTGGATCGAGCAGCAGCTGATCGTTCACTCGCCGGTCGGATCCGGCAAGTTCGATCCGCATCCTGGGCTCTATCAGAGATCTCATGCGGTCTATGCCGATGGCGCGAAAGTCGATGCCGCTTCGATTCCTCCGGGCACAAAGGAAATCGTGCTGGCGCCGACGGTGCCATATGCGCGCCTGATCGAGCCCGATGGCCCGCGTCCAGGTGAATCGCGCCAGGCGCCGGATGGCGTCTACCAGGCCATCGCCGAGCTGGCGCGGCGGCGATTTGCCGGCACGGAGATCAGTTTTCAGTACCGCACCGTGCCGGACATGGTCGCGCTGCCGCCGTCAGGCCGGAGGCACAAGGAAAGCCCGCGCGACCTGCCGCAGCCGGCCATCGTCATCGAACTGTAGAGCACCCATCGCATGGCAAGTGGAACGGTCAAGGCCGCGGTCGAGACGCGCCTGCAATCATGGGCGTCGTTGGCGCAATATCCGTTTTTCGACGAGAACGACGTCGCTCCTTTGCCGAAGACGCTGCATCTGACGATCGAATATCCGGTCGCCAACGAGGACCGCATCACCATTGGCGCCAAGCCTGCGATCTTCCGCGAAACCGGCGCCATCCGCTTTGTGATTCATATCCTCAATATGAGCGGGCTTTCTTCCGCGCTCACGGCGATCGATTCCCTGCGCGACCTGTTTCGCGAACAAACGCTCGGCGCCGGCATCGAGACCTTCGAAGCGCCGCCTGCGGTATTCGATAAATCCAATCGCAGCAGCACGTTCTATCTGCTCGCCTCCGTCGTCACCTATCGCTTCGACCTCTTGAAATCCTAAAGGGAGCCCGACCATGGCTGATCTCCAATCGACGAACCGCGTAGCGCTTGCCAAGGTCCGCGAGGCCGCCTTCGCGGTGACGCCGGCGAATCCGGTGTTCAAGGCGATCCGCCAGACATCGAGCGGTCTAAACGCCAATCCGAAGACCGTCATCACCTCCGAAATCCGCCCCGATCGTCAGGTCACGGATCTGATCCTGGTCGGCCAGGATGCCTCGGGCGCGGTCGGCGGCGAGCTCGCGTTCGCGGTGGCCGATGACGATCTCGAGGAGGCGCTGCAGGGCACCTGGTCGAACAATCCCTCGATCACGGTGGCGACCATCGACACCGAAATCAGCGATGTCTCGGCCACGACGCTGACGGTTGCTTCTGGAGGCGCGGCGTTCGTCGCCGGCATGCTGACGTTGACCTCGGGTTTCACCACGCTGGGCAACAATAAACTGGAGCGCGTCAACTCCAGCTCCGGAATCACCATCGTCTATCCGGCCGCGACCTTCACGGCCGAGGCGGCGCAGATTCCGGTCGGCGCCTGCGTCCGCCAGATTGGTTTTCAGGGCGCCTCCGCCGACCTCGCCGCGGTGACGTCAGGTGGCAATGGCCTGACCTCGACCGTTCTCGATTTCACCACGTTTGGCATCACGGTCGGCAAATGGCTCAAGATCGGCGACGGCGACAATGCCGGCTGCGCGTTTACCGGCACTCCCGCCAACAACGGCTTCTGCCGGGTCTCCGCGGTCGCGGCACACAAGATTTCGTTCAGCCAGGTGCCCGCCGGCTGGGCAGCAGACGCCGGCACCGGCGTGACGCTGTCGGTTTTCTCCGGCGATTTCCTGACCAACGCGTCGAGCAAGCGCTCCAACACCATCGAGCGGCAATATCTCGATCATTCGCCGGTGACCTATGAATATCTGGTCGGCATGACCTTGAACACGCTGCAGATCGACGCCAAGGCGCAGGCGATCGCGACTTATACCAAGAATTATATCGGCCAGAGCGCCTCGACCACCACGGCGCGGAAGGCCGGTGCCACCGATTTGGCGGCGCCGACCTACAACGTGCTCAACACCTCGACCAATGTCGGGCGCATCGGCTTCAACGGCTCGCCGATCACCGGTCCTAATTTCGTGATGGGCGCGACCATCATCGTCAACAACAACATCCGCGCCCAGCAGGCGGTCGGTTCGGTCGGCGCCGTCGGTACCGGCAACGGCGAATTTACGTTGACCGGAACGCTTGATACTTATTTCGGCGACCGCACCATCTACAACGACATCATCAACAACACGCTGACCTCGTTCGACATACGGGTCGGCCGATCCGACGGCAACCGCGAAACCATCCTGTTCGACCTGCCCAGCATCAAGCTTGGATCGGGCTCGCCCAGCGTCAGCGGAAAAAATACCGACGTGATAATCTCGGCCGGCTTCACCGCGTTTCGCGACGCGGCGCTGCTCTACACCATGTCGATCGGGCGTTTTTGGTATCTGCCCATCGTCTAAGCTCGATGCGCGCTACGCGCATCATCGCCTTCCAAACCAACCTGGGGAATTGTCATGAAACTGTCTGCATTGAAGGTCGATTCAGCACTCGCCGAGCAGGGCGACTGGGTCGAAAACATTCCGGACCTTCCGGGAATTCGCATCAAGGCCCGCGGCACCAACAACAAGGATTACCGGATCCTGGAGGGCAAGCTGGTGCGCGAGATCCCGCGCACCGAGCGCGCCGAGGGCGTCAGCCCGGAAGACCAGGACCGCATCGCCGGCAGGCTTCTACTGGAGACGGTTGTTCTCGATGTTGAAGGTCTGACCGAAGACGACGGCGAAACGTCGATCCGCTATACCAAGGAGCTCGGCGCGAAATTGTTGCTCGATCCCGATTTCAAGGTATTCCAGGCGGGCGCAGCTTATGCCGGATCTGTCGTGGCGCAGCGCCGCAAGGCGGTCGAGGCGACCGAGACAAAAAACTGATCGACGCCCTGATCTGGCAGCTGGATTGGGGCGGGAATTTCGACACCATCGTCAAGGCAGCGCGCGAAGCCGGTCTTGACGTTTCGACGCTGCCGTGTGTGCAGACCAGGGTCGAGCTGTTCGGTCACCTGCAGCCGGACTGGGACGCATTCGCGGCCCTTTCCACTGATCGTCCGATGGGCATGGCTCACGGTCCGATCCCCTGGACCTCGATCGACCGCTACGCCGCGCGCTACGGCATCATCAAGGATGATTTCGACCGCCTGGCCGCGCTGATCCGCAGCATGGACAAGGCGTTTCTCTCCTACAAGAAAGAATGATCTGATCATGCCGAGCGTCGACCAGATCCGCACCATCACGATCAAGGGCAAAGCCGATGGCGTCGACGACGCCACGGCCGCGCTCGATCGCCTGACGGCGTCGATCCAGTCGGCCAACGACAACCTAGCCAAGAGCAATGCCGCGGCCAATGACAACAGCTCTGGCTTTCGCCTGACCGGCGAGAGTGCGGCCACCGCCGCGAACCACCTGCGACAAGCAGCCGAAGCCGCCTATGCGTTCTCGCCGGCTTTCCGGGGCGTCGTCAACGAAATGGCCGTTCCCGCGCTGGGCGCCGCCAACACGGCGCTGGCGGGGGTAGCCGCAGGCATCGTCACCGCGACGAATTATGCGGGTACGGGTTTGATCGCGCTGGCGGGTGCAGCCGAAAAAGCCAGCCCGAGTCTTATGGCCTATACCTCCGGCGTGAGGGCTACTGGCATCGCCATGGAGGCATTCACCCCTACGGTAACGACCGCCGCCGGCTCGTTGCTGGCGTTCTTGTCGCCGGCCCTTCGCGTGGTTGGATGGTTTGCGCTAGCGGTCAAGGGCATCGAGACGGTCGGAGAGGCGTGGCAGCTCGGCAACGCAAAGCTGGCGGAATATGTCGCGCTTTCGGAGAAGGCTGCAGCGTCCGGCCTCACTACCGATTTTTTCCAGAGGATTTCGAAAGCGGCGACCGATGCAAAATTACCCGCAGATGCCCTGCTGGCCACGCTAACGAAAATAAATGACTCAACCGCCGGAAAATTAGGCGGAAGTGCAGCGCAGTTAGCAACCGATCCACTGCAAACCGCTGGAAACTTTCAGGGCAACACGGGCGTCATGCAGTTGCAGACTGCCAACAGCACTCAGGAAAAACTTGTCGCTATCGTTAGCCTTTATGATCAGGCCGTGGCGAAGGGCGAACGTCTCGCCGCCCTGGACGCAGTAAGGGCGGTGGCCGGCGACGACATAGCGAATAAGGCCGCCCTTGATAACGGATACATGGATAAGATGCTGGCCGCGGCTACAGCGATCTCGCAGGAGTCGCTGATATCGACTGCCGATATCGCTAATGCCGTCGAGTTGCAGAATAGACTGGACGCCGCGGAAAAGATTTTGTCCGAACGCTGGCATCCGATTCAGGACCTGCTCACCGCCGGCGGCATCGCGATGAAAGAGGCGTGGGTTGGCATCGTCGAACAGATTGCTGCTGCCGTTGACGGACTGGTGAAGGTTCTGGAATACGTCATCAAGGTGGACTCGCAGGAATTCGGAAAAGGCTGGAACAGCCTCTTCACCGGGATCACAAATCTGACGACAGCTCCCGAAAGCAGGGCGGCCTCGGAAGCCTCTTACGGAATATCCAGCAGCCCTGCCGACATCGCTTCGCAGGCAATGGAAAACCAGCGCGCGTCGTTGCAGGGACAAGCGCAGATGGCTGACGCCCGGCGAAGGCTTGCCACTGGGCTCAACCGAAACTTCGATACGTCGAAGCCGACTATTGATGATCCCAACAAGGATGTGCCCGATACCTCAGCGTATGATCGCGCTACGGGTATGATCCAAAAATATATCGAGACCACAAAGGCCGCGGCTCTTTCGGTGAGCGACGCTGCCGGCGAACAGGAAAAATTCAAGGCGATCGCCCAACTGACCGCAGCGGGCCTCAAGGACGGCCTGACGCCGGAGGCTGCAAAAGCAAAAGCCGAATTGAGTGGTCTCGGCGAAAAGGCCGGTCTGGCGGCCGATGCGCTGGCGAAAGCCAAGATGGCCAGCTCGATCGATTTCGGCAGCAAGACCGCGTTCCTGTCGCAGGATGATGTCGCCATCGCCACCCAGCTCAAGGGCATCTATCAAAACGATGTGCCTGCCGCACTGAACTCGACCTATGCGGCGGGCATCCGCGTCAACAACGCATTCAAGGGCATTTCGTCGGCGATCGAGACGAACCTGACGCAGGGCTTGACCGACATCGTATCCGGCGCGAAGTCCGCTGGGCAGGCGTTTTCCGATATGGGCAAGGCCATCGTCACCGCGATCGAGCAGATGATTATCAAGATCGCGGTGGTGCAGCCGTTGATGCAGGCGTTGCAGAATTCAATCGGGGGTACCGGCTTGAGCAGTCTGCTTGGGCTTGGCGGCGCTGTAACCGCCAGCGGCTCGATTGCTGGAGCCGTCGGGCCAACCTCGGTTGGCGGCGCGGCTTTGGTCGGCCTGCATGGCGGTGGCATTGTCGGCTCTGAGGCGACATTCACGCGCTATGTGCATCCCTCCTATTTCGATGATGCCCGGCGATTCCATACCGGCGGCATTGCCGGCGACGAAGTTCCCATCATCGCGAAAAAGGGCGAGGGAGTTTTCACGCAGGGACAAATGGCGGCGATGGGCGGCGGCGGCACAACGCACAATATCACCTATCAAATCAACGCCAGCGGGGCCGATAGCGGAACGGTGGAGCGCATCAAGGCGGTCCTGGCGCAGCACGCCAAGGCGATCGGCGCGCAGAATCGATCGATGCAGAGCGCGCAGCGCTACCAGGCGACGGGAGTATCGTGATTGTCTGCAATCATCACACTTCCCGACAAGCTGATCGAAGTCGATCACGATTGGAACATCGTCGGAAATACCGCGACCGCCGGGCAAACTGCAGCATCCTCGGTTGATATCCGGAGCGATGGCGGTGGCCTGTGGAGCGCCTCGCTCAATAACATGCAGTTCCGCGATAAAAGCTATACGCTTCTATGGCGCGCAGTGAGGCAGCTTTGCAATGGCGGTATCAATCCCATCATCGTCCCGCGCCGGGATACAACCTGGGCGCCGTTTCCCGGAGGAATTCTGCCATCTTACGCACCGATACCGTATAGCGACGAATCCCTGTTCGATGACGGTTCAGGCTTTACGCAATCTGTCATCGACGTGACGTGCAACGGTGGCGCGGCGCTTCGCTCCACCGCGATGACATTGCAGCTGAATAACTGCGGCCCGCTTCAAGGCGGGGAATCCTTCTCGATCCAGCATCCGACGTTCAACTGGCGGCTTTATGAAATCGGATCGATTGCGATGATTGATTCGACGCACGCTTATGTCACATTTAATCCACCTCTGAGAGAGCCCGTGAACGACGGCGATCAGATAGAGTTCGACCACCCGCGATGCACAATGAAACTGGTCAATTCCGCGTCGATGGATCTTAATGTAACGACCTGGCCGTTCAGTACGGCGACGGTGAAATTTATCGAGTCGAAATACGCATGATCCTCAATGATGATGAACTGGCCGCGCTGGAATCTGACGCCCTCAATATAGGGATATTCTTCCGCCTCGAAACGACGCCGATTGTCCGGATATGGCTCGGCTTCGGTAATATTGATCCCGGCGTAAACGTTTATGATCTGACCGGAGCCGAATATACCGGGTTCGGAGAGATCCATGATGTTCCGGCATTCAAGCAACTCATCAACGGCGCTGCGGAGCGCGTCGACTTCACGATCTCGGGCGTATCAGGCGATATCCTGGCGGTCGCTTCCGGAGGGGATTCCGAACAGGTCAAGGGCAAGCGTGTGGCGTTTGGTTTTGCCTTGATGGCCCCGGATTGGTCGCTGCTTGGCGCCGTGAAATGGTGCGCCAATTACACGGCCGATTATCTCGGCATCGCGCAACAGGTCACGACCGATCCAAAAAATCCGATCGTGAGAACACTATCTTTATCTTGCGGAACGCTTCTGACATCGCGGCGTCGTCCAGCTCTGTCGTATTTTTCCAATCAGGATCAACAGGCACGGTTTCCCGGGGACAGGTTCTGCGAACGGACGCCGGTCTATGCAAACGGATTCAACAAGACGTGGCCGACATTCCCACCTTAGCCGATTATCTGGCGTCGCTTCGCAAGCGCAGATGGCAGCCGGGAATTCTGGACTGCGGCGTGTTCATGGCCGATTGGGCGATCCTGCGCTGCGGCCGCGACCCGATCGCGGACGTGCGCGGCACCTACTCCACCGAAGAACAATTCCAGATCATTTTGGGACGTGAGGGCGGATTTCTTAATTCGTGCCGCAAGCGAATGAACGCCATCGGCATGCGAAGAACAAGAAATCCTGCCGAGGGCGACCTGATGGCAGTCATGGCGCCCTATGCACTCCTCGGTGGCGAGATCCAGAGCAGGCCGACGGGTGCGATCTGCGTCAACCAGGCGATGCGGGCGGTTGTTACCTCCGATCTTGGAATTGTGATCGCAGACAGCAGCCGCCTGCCCATGGTCCGCGCATGGAGCATTGCAAATGCCTGAAGCGGTCGGTCTATTATTGCTTGCGCCACTTGGACTTGCAGAAACGGCCGGCATTGCCGGTCTTGGAACGCTGGCTGGCACGACAATAGGTGGCATAGGTATCGCGACGGCGGTCGGGTCGGCTGCGATTCTGGGCGCGAGCATTGGCCTGCAATACGCACTTAGACCAAATGCCCCCGGTCTTCCGCCGCCCGAATCCGGGTCTCAGCCTATCAAGCAAGCCATCCCGCCACGCATCCGAGGCTACGGTCTTAATCGATTGGCGGGATATTACATGCTGTTTGAGGCCGTACCCACGCTCGGACGCGGGCCGCCTGCAAACTCATATGACGTGATGGCGTTTCACTCTGGGCGCATTGGTTCGGTCGTCGGATTTTATTTGCACGACGACCCGGTCCTAACGACGTCCGATATCTCGCACGGTGGGGTTGGAATTATTGCCAACACTTATGCGGATAGCCGTTACAGCGGTTACGTGGTGATCGAAGTGGCGCTGGGAAGTTCGCCTCAATCCGCATCATCGCTCATCACGTCCGATCCCGCGATAAGTTCGATCTGGACGTCGGCGTTCCAGGGAAACGGCATCGCATGGGCCGCTATGAAATGCATCGGTGCCCACGACGCTCCGACTTTTACGACCGCATTCCCACACCAGCTGCCGGTTCTTTCGGTATTGGCAAAATGTTCTGTTATTTGGGACCCGCGCGATCCGGCGCAGATTCCAGGCGATCAATCGACGTGGCAGGTTTCGTACAACCCGGTCATTCAATTGATCGATTATTTAACGCGAGCGGACGGTGGCGTCGGACTTGATTATGATACGATCATCGCCCCGAACCTCGCGGCGTGGCTGGCGGAAGCCGATCTATGCGACGAACTCGTGCCAACCGCGACGGGCACCGAGCCGCGCTATGCTTCCAATGGATGGTTTCAATTTGACAACGCTCCAGCGGATGTCATCGGCGGGATTCTTTCGACCTGTGATGGCTGGCTGGCCGAATCCGGCGATGGAGCGCTCTCGATAACGGTCGGGGTATATCGCGCGCCAACCGACCCGCCGCTCACGGAAAAACACATATTCGGTTTCGCCCTCAATTATGGCCAGACTGACGAGCAAACCATCAATGAGCTTGATATCAGCTTTATCGATCCGGCATCGAAATATGTTTCGGTTCAAACCGATCCATGGCGCGATGAGGCCGCGATATCGCTAACCGGTGTGCTTCGGACTCAGGCTCTCGACCTGAAATGGGTGCAGAGCAACTCCCAAGCTCGCAGGCTCGCGGATCGCGCGATGCAGCGTCTCAACCCTGCGATGACGGGATCATTCACCACATCGCTTTACGGGCTCCGATATCTCGGCAAGCGCTGGGTGCCAATTCAATATCCGTTCGTATCCGGCCTGCAGAATTCGGTGGTCGAAATCCAGAGCGCCGAAGTCGACCTGATGGCAGGGAACATCGTCTGGAATTTCAATCTCATCGGCTCAAATATTGAATCCTATAATCCCAGCACCGATCAAGGTGCGGCGCCGGTGATTCCTCCATCGACTCTTCTGAACATCAGCGATGACGCGGGAAATATCCTGACCGACGATCTGCTGGCGCCGTTGACGTTGCTTTGAGGGAATAGCAAATGACCGTTTTGGGCAACGCCTCGTTCATCGAGGCGAGCATCGCGTCTGCTGCGACGTGCGACTTGGGTGCGTCCTCGGCGCTTGAGCAGGCGATTACCGGAACCGTAACGATCACCTCGTTCGGAACCGCGCTCAATCGAATCCGGTTTTTGCGATTCACGGGAATTTTGATCCTTACCTACAATGCAACTTCGCTGATCCTTCCTGGGCGCGAGAATATCACAACCGGTGCAGGAGATACTGCCGTCGCCACCTCGGACGGCTCCGGGAATTGGACCGTTCACCATTACACTCGTGCGGCGAAGGCTGCTTCGCTCGCGGCGTCCGTCGCCTCGCCGACCGGAACCACAAGCGCTACCCAGCTTATGATGGGGCTTGGGAGCACTTTCGCGCTCACGCCTAAAGTCAGCGGACGCATCCACCTGACGATCAGCGGTGATTTCGCCAGCGCCGCAGCGGTCTTTGGAACCGCAACCCTGATGTATGGTACTGGCACGGCTCCGAGCAATGGCGCGGGAACGGCTGGAACGCAAGCCGGGTCGAACATCACCGCCGTTCCAAATTCGACATCCATCTCCATGCCCTTCAGCAAAACAGTGATTATCACGGGGCTGACGGTCGGTACCGCCTATTGGTTCGACCTGAAACTAAGCAGCAACAACGGCGTTTCCGTCGCGTTTGCTGGGGTCGATTGTTCAGCGTTCGAGTTTTAGGCGCCAAGTTCCAGCGCCATACCGCCAATCCCTATTTTATAGGAAGTCAATAAATCATGACGCAAACAGCGGCAGAGGTTTTTCGTAACTATGTCACCGCAGGCGTTCCCGGCAGCGGAATCAATCAGCCTGCCAAATCCGAAATTTCGGCATGGGGCACCTATCTTGAATCGCTGCTGAACGGGTCGGCCGCCGGTCTGGCCTATGCAACGGTCGCGCTATTGAATGCCGATCTGGCGCATGCCGCCAATATCCTGGCGATTGTCTACGGAGATACCACGCCCGCCAACAACGGAATGTACGTCAAGGTTGGCGCATCCGGCTCCGGCTCATGGTCCCGCATTGGCGATCTGCCCAACAGTATCGTGCGCCTCACGGTTACCGGAGGAACTGGCGATGCAATCATTGCAACAGCACCCGAGACCCCGACTGTACCTGGCGCAAAACTCTATCTGCTCACGCCGACCGCGAATAACACGACCGCAACCACGATCGTCGTCAATGGCGGCGCACCCACGCCGATCAAAAACGCATTCGGCGTAGATCTCGCGGCAGGCTCACTGGTCAATGGCTCGCAGGTATTGATGGCGTCCGCGGTTGGCAACTACCAACTGCTGATCTCTGCTGTAGTCGATGGGACGGCGATTCTGGCGACCGTCGTAGCCGACATGAATGCGGCGGCCACATCCGCCAGTTCTGCCGCATCCTCCGCATCGGCGCTTGGCAATCAGGTCCATCAATACGACACACGCGCCCTCGCCATCGCGGCGACGATCCCGACCGGCGTACAGGCCATCAAGATCACGCGCTTTGCAACCGGATATCCGCTGGCCTATGCGACCTATGTTCCCGGAACGTCATCCGGCCCGATGGCGTTTGCGGAGGCCGGTGGACATTACTGGCAATTGGATACAAGCGGCGGCCTTATCGATGTCAAATGGTTCGGCGCGACAGGCCAAGGATCAGCCGACGATCTTGCCACCATCAATGCCGCAATCAGTTATTGTTCGACCAACAATCTCACGCTCGGGATTTCGGACGGCACGTATAATCACAGCGGAACGATCACATGGGCCTATCCTGCCTTCAAGGTCATCGCGCTCGGCGCCAATGTCATTTTCAAGCATACGGGAACGGGAGTCGCTCACAACTTCAACGGATTGATCTATGGCGACCCATCGCAGGGCGTCATGAAGTGCGTGTTCGGCGGTTCCCACCGCGTCATGCTGAAGGGCAATCCAGCCGGCGGCACCACCCAACTCGCCTATGTCAACAATTGGCATCAAGGCGAGATGAAGATTCGCGGGCGTGACGCTGATATCGTTCTCTTTGGCGAAAACACCGGAGCTGGACAGGCGGCTGCGGTATCGTCGACATTTGACGTGCAAGTCAGCTCCAACGGAGACGGCGTACCGTTCGCTGTGGTGCCCCAGACCGCGCTGTATCTCAAGAACTTTTTCAATTGCATTTTCGAAAAGGTGATCGTCGAAGAATGCGGCAGAGGCAGCGATGTCGCCTGTCAAATGATTACATCCTGCAACAATGTTTTTCGTGGCGGGACCATGGAAAGCAATTTGGGTGGCGGCATCGCCATTGATTCCGGTTGCTTCTCAAACATTTTCCAGGGCATCGATTTTGAAGCGAACGGCGCCGGCTACGATATTATTTGCAGTGGCTATAATAATCTATTTGAAAGCGTTACGACAGGAACGACGACGCTCGGATCGCTGGTCGATGGAACTCATAACAAGTTCGATACCTGCACGCTTCAGAGCGTCAACAATTCCGGCATTGCCAATATCTACGAAAATTGCGTGTTGAACATCGGATTCGCCGACTCTGGATCGCTGCAAACCACTATTACTTCTCCCAACACCGCCTTAACGTTGAAACCAGGAATCAACTTGGGGTTGGGCGTATCGTTCATTACGGGTTCCGGTGCGCCGGCGATGAGCGCGGGGGTCGGTTCGCTGTATTCGCGGACTGACGGCTCAACCACGATAACCCGACTTTACATCAATTATAACGGAAGTACGGGCTGGACCACTATCGCTGCGGCGACCTAGTTTCGAGGGAAGCGACGATGGGCTGCAACACCACGGTAAGCCGCTCCGGATATTTCTTCCATGCTCCCGTGGCGGCATCGACGAGGCCGAAATCGAGCAGAAAAAAACTAACGACGGTGGCGTTGGACGTGGTGGATGTCAGGACGTCATCTTTGTCATGATAGCCTTTTGCCGAGCACTTGAACTCAAGGTCGTTCATCGACTTCGACACAGTGACGATGCGGTGATCCGGGGTCGAGGCGCCGAGCGTCTCCCCTTGGCGGATAACGAGACAGGTGCCGGTATTCGGCGCCACCTCGACTAGGATATTCTGCGTCGTGCCTTCGGTGATGGTGGCACAGCCGCCGAGCGTGACGCAGGCCAGAAGCAATTTTGCCGTTCGCATCGTTTCCCCCGCCGCCAGCGCATCCCGAAACATCTGGGCGAAGACGAATCCTATTCCTCAACCTGATCGCGAACAAGCCGCCGGGCGCGCTGTTCCATTGGAGAAATCATCATGACGTTTTCACTGTTGTGGCTGCCCGACGTGCTGCGCGCCGCCGGTTTGCAGGTGATCGAGGTGCCGGGCTGGCAGAACCGCGGCCATGGCGACGAGGGCCATGTGCTGGGCGTTCTCTGTCACCACACCTGCGGGCCGCTGCATGGCGATCTGCCGGACCTCAAGGTCCTGGTCGACGGCCGGCCGGATCTCGGCGGCCCGCTATGCAATCTCGGTTTGGGGCGCACCGGCACCTATTACATGATCGCGGCCGGCAAGGGCTGGCACGCCGGCGCCGGCAACTGGCTGGGCATCACCGATGGCAACGCGCATCTGATCGGGATCGAGGCCGAGAACGCGGGCACCGATGATAAGCAGGGCCACCCGACCGACCCATGGCCCGACGTGCAGATGGACGCCTACAAGCGCGGCGTCGCGGCGATCCTGAGACATATCGGCGCGCATCCGGCCATGTGCGCCGCTCATAAGGAATATGCGCTGCCACACGGCCGTAAGGATGATCCGAATTTCGACATGGCGGCGTTTCGCGCCGACGTCGCGAAGTTGATGGGCGCGCCGGCGGCGCCTGCCGTTGCATCGGCAGCGCCCGCTGTTGCGCCGAAGGCCCCGGTCGTTGCATCGGCGCCGGCGCCGCGCGCGCCGACCCTCGACGAGCAATTCGATGAAGCCGCAGCAGCGGCTGCCGCTGAAGACGCTGCCGCCGCGAAAGGCGCGTGATGGTGTGCCAGACTCTGATCGTTCTCGCCGGCGGCGCGCTGTTTGCCGGCGGATTTGTCGCGCTGGCCGGCTGGGCCGCCGCGGCGATGCTCGGTGGAGCGGTCCTGATCGGGCTGGTCGTGATCGGGGTTTTCGACTGATCGATTTCCGCCGCGCGACGGTCCTCGCGTTCAATCTAAAACTTTCGGAGATAAACATGTGGCTTCCCACCCAAGCCCAGGTCAACGCGGCTGCGCGCCATGCTGCGAGTTTCGCGGGCGGCGCGATTCTGGTTTTCGGTCTTTCGGCCAAGATCGACGTCAATACCATCAATCAGATCATCGCCGCGGCCGGCACCGTCGTGAACGACGGCGTCGTCCTGATCGGGCTCGTGACCCCGCTGCTGGCGGGCTATTTCGCCTCGCGCAGCGCCAGCGCGACGGCACAAGCCGCGGCCGTTGGTGCCACCGGCGCCAAGGTGATCACCACGCCTGAAATCGCCGCGGCGGTGCCGTCGAATAACGTCATGTCCAGCGCCGACGTCAAGGTGGTGGCGAAGTAGTTCGCTCTCTCTCTCTCTCTCTCTCTCTCTCTCTCTCTCCCTCCCACTGAAAAAGGAATCATCACCATGCGAAAACTTTTCGCGGGCGCGATCGTCGTGCTCGCCATGGGACTCGGCGGCTGCGCCGAGTTCAACACATTCGAGACCAAGGTCTCAGGCGCGTGGAGCGCCGTCACCGGCGCCACCGTGTCGCCGGCGGCGATCGAGGTCTCCGCGAGCGCCTTTGATGCGCTCGAGGCCACCGCCAAGAACTATATCAACCCGGCGCTCAACAAGCGCTGCGACGGCACGAACGGCCCGATCTGCCGCGATCCCAAGGCGACGATCGCGATCAACACCGCGATCCGGTCCGGCCGGGTGGCGCGCAATAATGCAAAACAGTTCCTGCGCGACCATCCGGGCCAGCTCGGAAGCCAGGGGCTCTATGACGCGCTGCAGACTTCGGTCACGACGCTGCGCGGCATCTTTTCGCAATATGGGATTGGGGGTGCGTTTTGAACGCGGTCCTTACCCTGATCATGGCGTTTCTGCCGCAGGCTAGTGGCGACGCCGCCATCACCGAGAAGATCATCAGCGCCCTGGTCGCGCTCTGGCCGATGATCAAGTCCGAGTATGCCGACCTGAAACCGATCGTTTCCAACATCATCACGGCGTTGCGCAGCGATCCCACGGCCACCGCGGCGAACCTCGATGCACTCGACAAGTTCGAGGCGCAGCTTGATGCCGATTACGAGACCGCCGCGGTCGCTGCCGCGGCCGAGGACGCTGCGGCAAAACCGGCGAGCTGATCAGCGTTCGTTTCGGCCCGGCATCAGACGGATCGCTGGGCCGATTTTTCTTCTTTTCCCGAGAAAGCAACTTGATGCAGCAGCATGAAATAGAATCCGTCGTCGCGGCGGTGCTGGCCGAACAACAGCGGCTCCACAACAAAGAAATCGACATCGTTGTGCTGGAAACCATCTCAACGATCCTGACATCATTCGGGATCGAGGAACAGGACCGCAAGGAATTACAGGCGGATTTCCGGCACCTCCGAAAATGGCGGGTCAGCGTGGAATCGGCGCAGGGCTTGACGTTCAAGGTGGTGGTCGGAACGCTCGTCAGCGGCTTCATTGCGGCTATCTGGATGGGCGTCAAGGTTATCCTCGGCAAGTAATTTTTCAAACCTGAAAGCTTCAAATATGATCCGTACCGTATTTCTCGCGGCGCTGGCGCTTGCGTTGGTTCCTGCTGCACAAGGCCGCCCGCGTCATCAGCCGCAGCCAAAGCCGTCCTTCTTCGAGGCGCTTTTCCACGTCACGCACGCGAAGCCCGTTCGCTATGCCGGCCGCCACATTGGTACCAGTATCGTCTCCGGAGACCGACCGGCACAGTGCAGGGGTATTCCCTGGTGCGGATGCTGGCTGCGCCTTCGCTACGGTATGGCCGACGTTCGGTTCAACCTGGCTCGGGCCTGGGCGAGGGTCGGGCTTGATGCCGGCGGTCCCGTCGTCGGCGCGATCGCCGTGTGGCGGCATCACGTCGGCGAGATCACCGGCGTGCCGGGTCCGGGGCGGCTTATCCTGAAATCGGGCAACGATGGCGGCGCGGTGCGCGAGCGGGAGCGATCCACCCGCGGCATCATCGCCTATAGGCGGCTGTCGTGATCAAGGGTCTTGTGGCCATCGCCATCCTCGCGGCGATCGTCCTGTTCGCATGGGCCGTCGAGACATTGCTGGATCGCCGGCAGACCTGGGCGGCCAGGTTCTGGCTCAGCCTGATCATCGCGGGCCTAGTCGCGCTAGTGCTGGCATTGGTCGCGCATTTCGGAAGTGCCCATGCGCACGACGAGGGCCAGTGGACCACAACCGACCAGCAGCAACGCCACTGGTACCAGGCGCTAATGCAGCCGGACAATCCGCAGATGTCGTGTTGCGGCGAGGCTGATGCCTACTGGTGCGATGATTATTATTCCCGAGGCGGCAAAGCCTATTGCCGGATCACCGACGATCGCCCGGACGAACCGCGCCAACGACCGCATATCGACATCGGTACCGAGGTCGAAATTCCCGACGTCAAGCTGAAATGGGACCGATCGAATCCGACCGGGCATGGCGTCGTGTTCTTGAGCCGAGGTCTTTATGTCTACTGCTATGTGCAGCCTGGAGGAGTGTGATGGGCATCAAAGAAACCGTCGACGCTTTGGCCAAATCGGCAGGCGCCGTTCCAGCGGTCGATCGGACACAGCGCACCTTGACTGACGGTTCGCCGGAAACACCGGACCATCGTGAGTTGCGGTCAGATGGCATGCAGAAGGGGTATGTCGTTCTTAGCGATACAGAACGCGCGCGCGGGTTCGTTCGCCCGGTCCGCCGCAGCTACGTTCACGTCGGCAAGGCACCCAAGAATCCCCTTCGGGACCTGACGGCCGAAGAGCGGGAACGCTATGGCAAATTCAACTATGCCAAGTATGAAACCTATCCCGAAAGCCGAAGCCCGGTTCTCGGACGCTACTGGACCCAGGCGGAACTCGACCGCCAGGGATGCGGCGTCAAAACGACGATGGGGCTTTCGATCGCCGAGACCTATGCGCGCGATCCCAAGTTCTATGGCGGCACGTTCTGCTGCGGTTGCGGCGCGCATTTCCCCGTTGGTGCCGAAGGCGAGTTCGTCTGGGACGGCACAAACGATCGGGTAGGCACGTGATGCCGAAAAACATCGAAGAAAAGATCGTCTTTGCGCTCTCGCCCTCAGACATCGGTCCAATCCTGACGCTCGGCATTCCCAAGGCCGCGTGGGAGTACATGAAGGACGGCAAGACCCATCACTTCGATCTGACGAGCATCGGCATCCCGGTCAAGCTGCTGCTGTTCGGCGCCGAAAGCCACGACGCGGCGATGAAGGTATTGACGAAGGCAGCCGCAGATCAGGGTGTGCCGCTTCTCGACGAGAGGCAGCGCGATTTCAGCATCAGCGAATTCAACAAAGAAACGCAGGACTAACCTGACAACTTCCGATCGCCGCCGGGGTCCCCCAGGTTGACCGGCGGCGCGGCGGCCGGGCTGGATTACCGATCGCCATCAAGCCCGTCATCCGAACCTCGCGAGGGGCTCCGGGTGGCGGGCTTTTTTATTTTCAGCCGGTCGGCCGCAGGCCCCAGCTCGGCGTTCCGCCATGAATCGATTGAGATACCATTGCGACCAAATTGCCGAGCGAAGCGGCGGCAATAGCGTTGCCGCAGGAAGCTTGGAAGGTCTGAGCTTCGACCAGGGCGCGGACGTAGGCGTATGGGTCATAGCCGCAGTCGGTTGGCAGATTGATCGCGATCGATATCGTGTTCACGGCTGCATCTCCTCCTCAATAGCTCTTCGCAAATCCCGGCGCGTCACTCTGCCGTGCCGGATAATATCGTGCCGGCCGCTTGCCGCATTTGTCGCAGCGCAGCCTGGCGCCGACCTGGTCGAGCGTCATCGCGCTCAACAGCGGGTGGCGCTGGCGGATCATCCTGAACGGCACCCAGACGGTGCCATTGCAGCATTCCGCGGCGATCCACGGATAGCCTTGCGATTCGAGAAGGGAGATGGTGCGGGTGTCGGGCATGGGCGGACCGTATCGCGAACGGACCGAAAACGCACTGTGCCGTGATTTGTGCCGGTGGAAACCGCTTCCAATCGCGGTATCCGCGCCAATTGCGGGACCGTTTCCGGGGTCCTGAAATGCAGGAAACCCCTGAAAACATTGAATTGGCGGAGCCGAGGGGATTCGAACCCCTGATAGGACTTAACGCCCTATAACGGTTTAGCAAGCCTGAAACGGTTCGCGCCGAAAAACGCATGTTCTCGCTGCCGCGCAGCGATCTTGTCACGTCGATTGGCCTTCAAACCGCTCTGGCTGTGCCGTCGATTGTGACGGATCGAGCGCGGCGTCGATCATCGCCTCATAAATTTTCAGCGCTGGCATGATCGGAACCTTGGGGTTGTACTGCCAGCCAAAGCTATTGATGACGCGAAGACCCGCCGTTTCCATTGGAAGTTCAATGGTCCGCATCGCCTCGATCGCAGCGCGGGCCATACGGACGTACTTCTGCGGATTTGGATTGTTAGCGACGAACTTGTCATAGGAATCGTCGGGATGCTCCTCGTCGAATATCGATTGTGCCACGCGCTCAACTACTTCGTTCATATTCGGCTCCTCTTGCGACTGATGTTCCGGCCTTGGCGCCGGCAGCTTCCTCCGGCGTCAGGAAGGCCAGATAGATCTCGGTGGTGGTAATGCTCTTGTGGTTCAAGTGTTGCTGCAACGCATAGATGTTGCCGCCGTTTTTTAGGTACATCACCGCAAAATAGTGGCGCAGATGGTGGAACGTGAAGGGACGGAATTCGCGCCCTTCGCGCTGTGCCGCCTTTTGTGACGCCTTCACCAGTTCGTTGAAGCGGGCGGCGATGTTCCGGTAGGGCTCGCCGTTGCCATGCCAGAACAGCCACGGCCCGGTCAGATGGGCCGGGATCGCGCTGATCACCGCCCATGCGGCGTCCGGGACGCTGATGGTGCGGATCTGGTTGCCCTTTCGGCGGATCGTCAGCTGGTGCCGATCGCGGTCCAGCAGCCTCCGCTGGGCCTTGGCAAGCTCGTCCTGCCGGCAACCTGAATCCCGCGCCGCTTCGATCAGCTTGGCGAAGTTGCCAGGCGCCCGGCCGATGACATAGGAGATGTCCTCGGCCAGAGGCAGCACGATTGGGTCGCGGTTTTCTTTCAGGCGCTTCAACCGGGCCAGTGCCGGGTTGCTTTCGTCCGGCCGCCAGCCCTCGTCGATCGCGAATTCGATCACACTGGATAGCGCCGTGAGGTCGCGGCGGATGGTGGCGGTCTTGACACCTCCGGCCCGCCGCTCGCGCACGATGGTGGCGACCAGATCGCGGTCGATCTCGTCGAAAAAGACCGGCTTGAGCCACGGTTCCAGCTGTTTCAGGGAGACGGCGTAGCGCTTGCGGGTCTGCTCGCCGACCTGGTCGACGATGTGCTGCGACCACGCCGCGAACACATCGACATAGGACTTGCGGTCCTCGCCAAATTTGGCGATGCCTACCTCGCGGTGGTGCCATTCCTCGGCTCTTTTCCGAGCAACCCGCTCATCGCGCGTTGATAGGCTTCCTCGGAACTCCCGGCCGGCGACCTGAAACCGCGCCCACCACGTGACGCCGCGGAGGAACGTGTGCGCTGGCTCACGCGGCGGTCGTCTTCCTCCTGGAGGCTTTTCCGGCACGGTTCTCGCTCCTTGTCGGCGATCCATTTTCGAAGCTTGGCCTCGTCAAAGGTCCAGCACTTGAACGGCTTGGAGGCCCCCGGGATCAGGCCGGCGGCTGCAGCAGCCTGCAGCGTGCGTTCCTTTTCCCCGGTGATTTCCACCGCGCGGGGCATTTTGATGCGTTCCAGGGTGCTGGCAAGGGGCTGGCGGGGCATTTTAGCGGGCTTTCCCCGTTTTGCGGTTCATTATGCGGACCTGACTTCGTTGCCGTCCCGCACCGCCATGCCGTGGACATGTTTCATATCGACCCCTCGGAACGTGGCTGCGAGGCGAGGGCGCGATCTAAAACCTTCAGCAACGTTCCGACGAGTTCATAATCAAAGCAGCACTCAGGATCGTCTGGGGTAGCGTGTTCAAATTGCCAGAGCGCGCACGCGATTGCGTGCCTCTCCTGCTCACTGATCGCCTCCCGCTCCCCCGTTGCTACCGGCTGGGGTGCTGGCGCAGCGGGGGCATGAGCGTAGTGAGGGCATGGCGGTGCCGTGATGCAAGCACAGTCTGGAAACGTGCATTTCCCATTGCTCAGTTCCGTTGCTACGCACGGCGTCAGGCAATGACATTTCACCCCGTTGATCGGGCAGCGACGAGCCGGCTGGCCGAAATTAAGAACCTGGGAATTGGTGCTGTCTGCCATCAGGCGCGCTCTCCCACCAACCTATAGCGCCGCTTGCACATTTCCCCCTCGGCCATCACGCGTCCGGCCTTCACCAATAGATAAAGCGCGCTGTAGACCGCCCCGCTGCCTGTCAAGGGCAGCGCCTGTTTGATCTCGCGCGGGGTCTTGCCGTTGACCGGGCAGAGCAGGGCGATCACATCGGCGAGGGTTTCGGGGGAGGCGTGGACGGCCATCAGGGTCTGATCTCCCGATGCGCGCGGATGATTCCTTCGGCGCGCTCCTGGTCGCCGGTCGCATTAAAAAGCGCGAGCGAAAGCGCCAATGGATCGATGTCGAGGGCCATCCAGAAATCGGCCTCGCTCATCCCGTGCTGCTCGTCGTGGTGATGCATACAGAGCGGGACCGTGAACGCGTCATCAGCCTTAGCCGCGCCCCCCGGGTGCGATTTGCCATAGAGCGGGTTGCCCATCTTGACGTGGGCGGCCTCGACGCCCCGGCGCGTCCCGCAGCAGACGCAAGGTAATATCCGGATGAAGGCTAGATGGTTTTTGTTGTGAACGCGCGGATGCTTGCGCAGCGATCCAGTGAGGGAAAAAGCTGTTGGGGGAGGGGTGATGCGCTGGGGGAAAGCCTTCATCCGAGCCTCATGATGTTCGCGATCCGCTCGATATCGGCGGCGAACGCCTCGGCGCGGTCGTACGCGGTACAACAATCGACGCCCCGGAGACGTTCAGCCGTGTAGAAATTATCCCGCGCGCGCTGGCGCAGCTCTGCCGTGGTCAGGCCTGGCATGGTGTGGCCGGAGCACGCCGAAGAAATCTGCGTTGGAAAATCTATGATGGTCGCCGATGGCTTCATCATCGGCGCCTTTCGCCGGACGCATCGACGACGATCGTATTGTCCTTGAGATGGTCGGGAATGCCGTCAGTCGGAAGCATCGCGGTCAAGCCGCCGCCCTTGCGAATTTTCACGGTCTCGCCAAGCTCGGCCTCTAACTTAGCCTTGAACTCGGGCCAGTTGTCCCCGGTAATGCCCGGCGCCTCGGTGGGCATGCCGGGGCATTGTTCCAAGATCGTGTTCTGCATCTCCTGCCAGAGCGTCTTATCGGCAAAATGATGGGTCCAGATCGGGTGCCCCATCAGATATTCCGCCGCTTCGTGCATCTCGCCGAACTTGCAAAGCAGAACGCCGCTCGAAATCGACGCGATGACAGCGACGGGAAAATCTCTTGTTTCAAGGTTCATGCGAATGCATTCCTTCCCGGATAAGGCAGCGGCTCACGATAGCCGCGGTAGAAATTCCGCTTGCGGGCAGCGCGAGCGTTGGCCTCGCGAAGCACTTCGGCCGTGGCTTCGTTGAATTGCGCCGGATCGATAAAGCGCGGGTGCAGGTTCTTCTGCTCGGCGAACGTCTTGGACATCGTCGCGACCAGGATGCCGCGCTCCGAGGGCTGCTCGATGGTGACCATGGCCTTGGGAATCCAGACGGCCGCGGCGCGAACGCCGGTGTCGGAGACGAGGAAAGCCTTCTCAGTATGGCCGTGCCGGACCAGCACCAGACAGGTCACGCCGCGATACGACGGCAAGATAGGGCGGCGCGGGAACGACAGCGCGGGCGAGGGGACTTGCGGTGGGAAGGCAACGACGTTCGATGGTTTACGCATAACTGGCTTCCTTCAACTCGGTTAGAAAACGCAGACAAAACTGACAGGTGACTTCGTGTTTGAGCGGGGAGGTCTCGACGCGGACGCGCTCGGGGCCGCACAACGGCTCGCCGATGACGAGGCCATAGCGGCGATAGATGCTCTGGAAGTGGATTTTGGGCATCAGGCGGCCTCGCGCACCGCTTTGAGGGATGGTAGGCTTGGCACCCCGGATTTTTGCGAGCGCGCGATGCTGGTGATTGCGATACCGATCGGCACCATCATCACGGTCGGCGTGATCGGCTGGATCGTTATCAACGTGCTGCTGGCCGGGCGCCGCAGGAAACGGTTGCAGAGACTTCGCGAGAAGCAGGAAGCCGCGCGGTTGCGGGCACTGGAAAAGGCGCTAAGGCCGCCGTTGCTGGCGCGGCTGCGGCTGCCGTTTAGGAAGCCCAAGTGAGGAATCGAAGTCTCGGCCAAAACCGGTCTCCCGTGCGATCGACGGGAGCAATCTAGTTCGCGATTTGCGAACAGTCAATTAGAATGTTCGCGAAACGCGAACTACATCTTCGCGGATTTGGGAGTCCTTTTCCGCTTCGGCAATTTCGCCATCGGCTTGGCATCGGTGCTGATCTTCGGCCGTGGGCCGAGCTTGACAGCGAGTTCATAGCCGGGCTGGCCAACGGAGCCGTTGATAAGCCAATCGAGCGAAGCACCCCAACGCGCGCAAATTCTTCTAGCCTTTTCAAGG